TCGAATAAACAAGCGATTATACATCTAAATCAAAGGTGATATCATCGAGGTTTTGCCCGATGTTTTTGCCTTACTCGAAGACGGTTTCCTGCTCGATAAATGGTTCTTCGACGCTGTCCTGGACATACTCAAATCCGGCTTCTACTAGATCGTCAATGACACATTCACGAGGTCTTCCGACCACTCCACGCGCAGCCCAGCTGCTTACGATCTGGTCTACATCATCGTCCGAAAGCGTCTGCCCTGTGTTGCTGTTTCGGTACATGGTCAGCTCTCCGGATCGGGCTGAATCACCTTCACGAACTTGCCCAGGACGCGGATCGGCGCGTCGGGCGGGTAGTGCTGCTCGGCGTGATCCGCGCTGCAGGGCACGAGGCGGAAGCCGTTATCGTCCATGTAAAAGCGCTTGATCGTGCTGCCATCGTCGACCGCGACAAGCGCGATCTGACCGTTTGCGACCTCCGGCGTTTGATGAATCACGCAGTGGTCGCCGTCGTGGATCCCGCATTCAACCATGCTGTCGCCGTCCGCGATCACGATAAAGTCACCGGGGCGAATATCGTGCGCTACATCACCATTGGTGCGCAGCTCCTCGCCCTCAAGGCTGATCATGGTCTTTGGTGCGCCTGCGGCGGCACGGCCTATGACAGGCAGGATCACGCGCGCGGGCGCAGATGGTGTTTCAGAAGCTGCGATCTCATTAAATGGAACGACCGCACCTTCGTCTTTGCGCCGGTTCACATAGCGCTGATAAGCGGAAAGCTTGGCAGGAAAATCGACGATCATATCCTCCATGCGCACCTCGATCCGGGCGCGATATCGAACGTCACTTTGATCCCACTCTTTAATAAGAAGATTCAGCCGCGCAACGAAGTCGAAGGAGCTGTCTTCGGACAGCAGCTTGAGCATATCCCAGATGCGCGGGTAGGTCGGCGCGAATAGATAGCGCAGCTGCTCCAGCTGCTGTTCGCGGTACTCCATCTGGGTAAGCCGTTGGCGAAGATCCGGCTCCTCGATGACATACTCACGAATTCGATCCGCGAGAATCTCCTTTGAGCCCTCTCCTGTTTTTATCCACTGTTCTTCAACCTGAAAAATGAAACTAAGCATTGTGATGAGCGTATCGGAAGGAACGACTTTATCAGCTTCAATTCTTGACACGTATGATGGAGTTACTTTCAGTGCCATTGCAAGATCATATTGCTTCATATTCTTTTCGGCACGTAGTCCACTGACCCTTGTTCCTAATGACATAAATAGCTCCTTTATGTACTCATGTATGTTATTTTTATTGACATGTTACATGAGTTCATGTATTATACTTTGTAGATACTTGATGTACGTTCCTGCGTGCACTATCGACACGGGAATTATACAACAAGAATGTCAGTTTGGAAAGGAGGCATTTTCGTGAAGGAAAAAAGCAAGGTTAAAGAGATCGATCGGCAGATGGCTATAAAGGGACACACTATCGCATCCCTTGCAAAAGCAACCGGGTTGTCGAAGCTGACCGTTCGAGAGGTGCTTTGCTGTGAAAGATTCCCGTCCGCTAAAACTTCAAAGCAAATTGCTAAGGAGATCGGAATGAACGTAGAAGAGTTCAGAGCAATGATTTACGACGCTCAGCAGCAAGAACAACAGTCGGCGTAAGGAGAAGAATATGGGATTACTGAAAGAAACCATGCAAGCGATCATCCGCATTGATCGGAACCTCGCCGAAATCCGCAAGGAGTTAGCGTTTGAAAGAGACGCTAAATACTTCCGCGCTGTGTATCAACAGAAGCCGATTGAGCAGGTTCGTTCCGATGAGCAGCGGAAGACTGAAATAGAGGAATCGCTATTCGATCGACTTTCTCAGCTCGATAGATTCCCGCATCCCGACCACTTGACGTTTGGTGGAAGGCTAAAGGCCGTGCGAGCGTTCTGGAGACTCAAACAAGATGAGCTTGCAAGCGAAATAGGCGTTTCGCCTCCGCACATCTCAAACCTAGAAGCAGATAAGAGCACACCATCTGCGATGTTGATCCGCTCCGTGAGCCGGAGATTCAGTATCAACGAGACATGGCTTGCCACCGGCCATCTCCCGCAAACCACCGAAGAACCCGCGACGCCGATCCACCTCGGCAAGATCGTGCCGCTGAGCGGGTACGGGGAGAAAGACGCGGAACAAGAAACGTGCGACGCTATATCTCAGCGCCTTCGGTTGATTGGAGAGGAAGAAGACTTAAATCGTCAGGGCAGGGTTCGTTGTAGTCGATATCCATCGCATTGTACTCAAGCAACACCTGAACAGCAAAAGTCTTAGCTATCTCCATGATTACAGTGAGCTGAGGCTTCGTAAAAACAGAACTGATTTTGCTGTCTTTCTCAGAATAAGCCTTTTCGAATTTCTTGATGACGCGGTCAGTCAGAAAATTAAGTTCACTCTTGAGATCTTGAACTTCTTTTACACCCATTGGTTCCACCTCCTGAGATTTATCTCAGCATACCACACAGCCGAAACCGCCACAAGGCGGTCTGCCGGAGACGGGCTACCGGCACTGACGAGGCAGCCTAGAAAGGATTTAGTCGGGATGGTAACGATCAAAGTAAGCGACAGCGGCGAATGCCGCGTCACAGTGAAAGGCCCTTGGGACACCGTGCAGAAGAATCTGCAAGTGGCAGCCAACAAGGTGCGCGGGATGGCACACGACAGCAGGCAGTTTGCGAGCATCACGGATGGCACTTTTATCCCTCCGATGCAGGTGCCAAGGCAACCGCCGAGGCAGCCGCGCGAGGATCATCCGCAGGAGTTCCGGCAGGAACGACAGCCGTCGATCAGCCGCCCTGCGCCAGCTGAGCGCCCCGCAGGAGGTGCCGCGTGAAGAAGGTCAAGCTGTACTACCGGATGCTGGAGAGCAACAACGTCGACGCCGAAACCGAGGAGGGCGAAACGGTCGTGCTCGTAACGGACGGCATCGCCCAGCGGCTCCTTGAGGGGCAGAAGGTCGGCAAGGCAGTTTGCTACCTGATCGCGCTGGCAGCCTTGCAGGGCTGGAACGGCGGGTGCCACCTACTCAAGGCGGAAGAGGTCGCGGAGGCGGACAATGGGTAGAAAGACGCTTACAGTCACCTACCACATGGAACGCCCAAAGGAAACGGCGGAATCCTGCATCGACTTGCCGGTTGATGATGTTCTGGTAGACATTGTGCTCAAAACCGGATGCAGAGAACCTGCTTCTATGAAAAAGGTCACGGCAATGAATCCGGGCGAGATGGCGGTGTGGGCAGTGTGGGAGGTTGTTCGAGCTCTTGCCTATTTACAGCTTTACACGCACCCGACAATCGTCGACATCCGCATCGCGAATCCCGAGGAGGCACCTACATGAACGAGCACGTGGCGAAGGAAAACGCAGACGGCACGTGGACGATCAAGATCAAAATTCAGGTTCCGAAGTGCTCTAACTGCGAAGTCCCGCTCAACAATGACCTATCATGCCCGGCATGCCGGATCCAGTATACGGTCACTTCCGTAGGGATCGGTCATATGAGCGGCGGAGGTGGATCATGAGCAATACGGTCAAGCTCACGATCACGTACACAATGAAAAAAGGCGACCGCACTGACGAGGACAGCATTGATATCTCTGCGGACATTGGTACGGCACTGCTGCTACGGAGCGGAAGCGTTGAGGATGGATACCTCAAGCAACGCGCAAAGGTATACACCTTGGTCAACGTGTTGGCAGCACTGCAAGGTTACGATTGCGCCGATATCGTAAAAATCCGGCATGCAGCTAAGAAAGGGACGGCAGTATGAGCGAAATGGTCAAGATCGCGGTAACCTACGACATGGTGGTCTTCAAGAGCCATCAGGAGGGCCGAATCGAACTTGCGGTACCCAAACGGCTTTCGGGGATCCTCGTGCATGACCGGCACTGCTACGACAACACCGTTGCCAAGACGGAGATCATCCGGATCATCTCAGGCATCGCGCATTTGCAGGGGTACGAGACAGCAACGATTTCAAATATCCGCTACGCTAACTCCTCCAGAACGGCATAACAGCCGAAACCGCCGCAAGGCGGTCTGCCGGAAATGGGCTACCGGCACCGATGAGGCAGCCCGACAACAAATGGAGAGCAATATGGAAGCTGAACAATACATTGATACTGGCACAGCCGCGCTGCTCTTGGACGTGCACCCGAATACGGTGCTCAACATGATTCGCGACGGCAAGTTGTCAGCTCAAGAACTCGACGGAAACCGTGGCGGGAATCATGGCAAGCGTCAGCTCATCGCTGTCGCGAGTATGCCGCTCAACGCTCGAATCAAGTATGTGGCGCAGATCGACGCGGCTCACCCGGTGAGCAACGTCGACCTGATTACGTACCAGGAGCGGTTCGGCGACGACGGTATGAAGGAGCTTTGGAAACGGCATCAGACGGTCATAGCCTGCAAGGCGGTGGTCGCGGCTGCCGGATGGAAGCGCCAGACCGAGACGAAAGAGCAGTTTGCAGACGAATGCGGAATCACTACTCGGACGCTGTACCGCTGGATCAAAGCCTATGACGCCGAGGGAATCGCGGGATTGATGGACAAGGTCGATCAGGCCAACAAGGGGCGCATGACCTCGATGTGCATGCTCTCGCAGGATCTCGCAAAGTCAGAGCTGTTCGGGCCTTCGCGCAAGACACACAGCGCAACCTACGCCGCGATTCTCATGCAAGCCAAGAAGCTCGGCAAGAACGGCTGCCAGCACTGCGTTCACAACGCCGACAGCCTCGTGCGCCGAGAGTTCGCGTTTCGCGGCGAGGCGGATCACTACGCGATCTGCGATCAGGTCGGCGGCGGGATGATCGTGCCGGGCACGAGATCGACCTTTAACCGCTTTGTGTCGACGATTCCCAAAGATGAGATGGCCTACGCGCGCAAGGGCAAACGGTACTGGGAAGCACATTACATGCCGAAAGCCGACCGCGTCCGGCCTGAACGTGCCAACGAATGCTGGTTCGGCGATCACCACATGTTTGACCTTTTCGTCATCGACGATGACGGCGCGATTGTGCGACCGTGGATGACCGCATGGTCGGACGCGGCGACAGGCTGCTTCGTGAGCTACTGCATTACGACCAACCCGAACAGCGGGACGATCGCGGAGACCTTTGTGCGGGCGATCCCGCAGAAAGCCGGATCTGAGTTTTACGGAATACCGAATCTGATCTACATCGACAACGGTAAAGACTACCGAAGCAAGAAGTTTGAGGGCGAACGCGAGGTCGAGCATGTGATTGGTCGGCTGAACGAGAAGATGGAAGCCACGGGCATCCTGCAGCAGCTCGGCGTGTCCGTGATCCACGCACAACCATACAAGGCGTGGTCAAAGGTCATTGAGCGGCTCTTCGGAACGCTTGAGGGCCGATACATCCGCGAATTGCCCGGCTGGTGCGGAAACAGCCCCGGCGCGAGGCCGGAAGAGCTCACATCGGCACGTCTGCGGCACATGGCGGAAAAAGGGCAGTTGCTCACGCTTCAGCAGTTTGAGAAGATCATCCGCGAGCAGGTCATCCCGCAGTATCATGCAGAGCGGTTCAGCAACGCCCAATCGCCGATCGAACTGTATCGTTCCTTGGAACGCTCTCGAGACGATATGCCGAGCTGGGAAGTGCTCGACTTCATCAAGCAGGAGCGCTGCACCCGCAAGGTTTACCCGAAGGGCGTCAAGCTCAACAACCGCTGGTACTGGCACGAAGACATGCGCCGCCTGGTCGACCGCACCGTAACCGTGAGATTCAGCCTTGATGATGACAGCAGCGTAGCGATCGTTGACAACAAGCACTTCATCTGCCACGCGCCGCTCAAGGAGCAGATAGCCATGATCAACGCGGATCGTGAACAGCTCTCCTCGCACATGGCGATGCAGCGCAGTACACGTCACGAGGTGATCGACGGCATCAGCCGATCCAAGGCTGTTGCGGACAGCCTCAGGCAGCGGAACGTGATCTATGAGACGATCGACCTCAAGCAGGTCGGGTACACTGGAAAGACCACAACGGAATTCCGCCGGGCGGCAAAGAGCAAGGCTGCCATCGATCAGGAGCGCCGGATCCGCGCCGGGCAGGAAACCGACACGGCAAATGATCGTGTGCTAGAGATGCTCAAGCAGACCTATCGAGACAGAGCAGTAGCGCAAGACTGATGTCAAAAAAGTGACTACAAGGCCCGATCCCGTGGAAGCCGGGATCGCCCCTCAAGGGGCGCGGCGCTCGCCAGTCATTTGATAAGGAGGTACATATCATGGCAGAGGCATTACACCAGACCGAGAGCAGCTCCATCTACGAGCGGGATTCCCGCAGCCTGGATGGACTGCGCGCTTCACTCCGGAACCTGCAGGTCTACGGCATCACGTATGCGAAGATCGCGGAAGCGACCGGCGTCAACCGCTCGACGATCAGTCAGTTTGCCAACAATAACGAACCCATGACATACGCCAATGTCGACAAGCTTCAGGCCTATGTCGCGAAGCGAGAGGCTGAGATTGTCCCGATGGCATCCGAATTGAGCAAGCAGCAGGGACAGCAGACCATCGGGCTTTGGCAGACCGAAGAGTATCAGGCCGCCATGGGCTGGATGCACTATGTATGGGATCACCGCAAGATGGGCGTCCTCGTCGGCGCGCCCGGTACGGGCAAGACGACGATCCTCAAGCAGTTTCAGCGCGACGTGCCCGGCGCGGTCTACATCGAGGCTCAGCCGCACATGCGCTGCAAAGACCTGTTCAACGCGATCGCGGACGGAGCGGGCATCCAGCTGGGCAAGGGAAACGCCTACGAGCGCTTCGCCTCGCTCCTCGACGGCCTACGCGGGCGCAGCGATATCATGATCCTCGTCGATGAAGCCGAGTATCTGCACAAATGGGACGCTGATAAGTTTGAATATCTGCGGAAGATTTGGGACAATACCGGAACGCCCGTGGTGCTCTGCGGCACCAACGCACTAGAATTGCTGCTGACAAGAGGCGCAGGTCGGCAGAACTTAGCCCAGCTCTATCGCCGTAAATATGAGTTGCAGCTCAAAGGCATCACTGCCAAGGCGATTATGACCCACCTGCGCCAATACAATCTTACCACGGACGCCGCCACGATGCTATCAGAAATCGGTTCGGACACCCAGCACGGCGGTCTTGGAAACCTCGTAGAAATCCTTGAGCTCTGCCTTGAGACGGCAGCCGGTGGCCCGATCGACGCCGACATGGTGAGATCCGCCAAAAAGTACAAGCTCATGTATACGAGGTGAGCGAGATGGCTAAACTTGATCGAACTTGGTACGAGAAAGCTGCTGACATTATTGCCAGCAGCGCCAGCCCTGAAGAACGTCTCGCGGCACTCAACGAAATCTGGAGTGAGTACTGCTTCTTGACAAGCCGAAAGGTCGCCGGGCTGACGGTGGCATATGAGCTTCCTGTTGAATGGGTCAGGGAGATGGTGAATGACCAACTCAAGAGCGCCACCGGATACACCCTTGAGGAGATCATAGAATTTGCAAAGGAGAAAATAGCAAATGGCACGAATGAAACCCACGAAACAGCTACCGACCCTGAGTAGCTGGGATGAAGTAGATCTCGCGCTCAAGGCGATCGGGTCGCTCCAGCGATCCGTTGAAGCCGCCGAGAGCATCATGCAGGAAGAGATCGATGCCGCAAAGCTCAAGGCCAAGGAGGCAGCCGATCCCGATCTTGCGAAGATCGCGGCGATCTCCAGACAGGTGCAGGACTATGCGGAGCTGCACCGCGATGATCTGGTCAGCAAGAAGACCAAGCCGCTCGTCTTCGGCGTCATCGGATGGCGCAAGAGCACGAAGGTCAAGCTGCCGAAGGACAAGACGCGGCTTGCGGACATCATCGACCTGCTCCACCGTGTCGGATGGCACGACTGTGTCACCCAAGCGGATCCGACGATCAACAAGGAAGCGCTGCGCTTGCATGACTTCGCCGAGGTCAAGAAGCTCGGAATCGACGTTTCGACTGAGGACGTCTTCTGGTTGGAACCGGCGCGCGACGACCTCACCAAGAAGGAGTAGACCATGGAAAACGCGCTCATCAACAAAGAGCAGATCAAGGCCATTTGGGCACTCTCCCATGTTGTGGGAATGGATCGCGACGAAGTCTACGCGATGGCCCGTGTCGAGCATTTGCACGATATGACGATGGCGGGTGCGATCCAGATGATTGATCTGCTCAAGCATATGGCCGGGCAGGACAAGAACGAGGATAAACCCGTTCCGCAGGGCAAGCCGACGACCAAAGAGATGTCCATGATCAATGCTCTGACCCATAAGCTTGGTTGGTCAGATGAACGCCTCAAGGCGTTTGTCGAGAAGCGGTTCGGGATATCGCACCCGCGCTTTCTGGATGACAAGACCGCGCGTAAGGTCATCGAAGCCCTCAAAGCTATGCTGGCCGGTGGGCGCGGAGAAAGGAGACAAGCTAGTGATTGAAATACCAAAGTGGATGATTGAAACAGTGCCGGACGAGCTGCCTGACGTATACCAGCGAATCGTCGACCTGATAGGTTACAGATCGATGTTGGCTCTGATCTCGAACTACGGTGGCGATTATATGTATGTGCCTAAGCTCGACCAGCTCCAGCGGGTCATGCGCGATGATAAGCTTATGGCCGACTACATAAAGGGAACCACGCCTGACCAGTTGGCTCACCGTTATAACCTGTCAGTTGTGCAGGTATACGAGATCATCAAAAAGCAAAACAAGAAGGCGGGGATCATCGGAGATCAGATTTCATTGCTGGAAACCGGAACGTAATTTAAGAACATAAAATAGATACCTTGTCTAACGGGGCATGGCGAAAACATTACATAATACCGATGCGTGGAACGCATCGGTATTAGTTTTTTATAGGAGCTGCTGTATGAAAACCGACTGGGTCACATGGGTAATTCAAACATTGATCGGGATAGGATTCGCAATCGTCGCCTATTTCTGGAAGAAGGATCAGGCCTCACTGCAGGCGCGACTTGAGAAAGTAGAGTGCCGGTTGGATGCGCATGACAAGCAGCTCGCAGAGATGCCGTTTGTATATGTCACCAAAGACGACTTCATCCGTGCGATTGCAAGAGTTGAAAGCACGGTAAACGAGAATCAGCGAAAAACGGAAGCCAAGCTCGACAAGATTCTCGACCACATAATGGCGCGTGAAAAGGAGAACTGATATGGGTCAGTCGATCGAAGCAATCAGAAACAAAGAGGTGCGCGGCTGCATCATGCGCGCCCTCGCCCTCTCGCAATTCAACCCACTCAGCAGCCACACGCTGCAGATGGCATTGGTTGATAAGTGCACCGACATCATGCCTCAGGTACGCTATCTCGAGAGCAAAGGGTACATCAGCGTGCAGGACGTCAGCAAAGAGAACCTCGGCGGCATTCCATACCTGATCAATCTGACCGCAGTTGGCGTCGACCTGATCGAGGGCAGCATTGCGCCGGATCCGGGGGTCTCACTGTAATGGGCAAGCAGCGGACGAAAAACCGCATAAAGTCCCGCGTGGACGAGCTGCCGCCCGAAGCCCGCGAGATGCTCAACAGCATGCTTGCAGACGTCAACTACACCTATGTGCAGATCTCCGAAGCAATGGCTTGCAAAGGCTGGGAGATCAGCCGCCAAAGCGTTGGGCGCTACGCCCTTCGGCAAAACGCGGTAGCCAATCGGTTGATGGACGTTCGCGAGCAGACCACTGCGCTGCTGGCGGTAGCGCGAACCAACCAGGATGTCGAGGCGACTGAGTTGGCGACGTCGATCCTGATCGACGGTCTCACGCAGAAGATTGCGACCGCGCAGGAAGAGTTTGACGAAATGCCCCTCGAAAAGGCGGGCAAGCTGCTCGTAGCGCTTCAGCGATCGGCAGTCTATAAAGCCCGGATGCGCGCCACTCGCGCGCAGGCCTGTCATGACGTCGAAGCAAACATCCTCGCGAAGATCCGCGAACAGGTACAGGGCGATCCGGAGCTGGTAGCTCGCCTTTCCGCTATCGTGTCGGCAGCTGCCACCGAGGAGGCCAAGCGCCATGAAAACGACGAGTAAGTGGTACGCGCTGTATGTGGCATCCGGGCAAGAGCTTGAGGTCGCTTGCGCGATCGGACGGCTGGCGTGGTGCGAGGCATCCGCTCCCCTTGTCAAATACGACTATCGCGGTGCATGGCGCATCGAACCTCTCTTCGGTGGTTACGTATTCGTCCACTGCGACCTCACCCCGACGCTTTACTACCAGCTGATCGATATCAAGGGTGTGATCCGCATCCTGGGCGTGATGCCCGGCGGGCAGCTTCCGGAGGCGATCCCTGATCAAGACATGTGGTGGATCGATACGTTGAAGGCCTACAGCCTGACATCCATGGTCATCGGTGAATCAGAAGGCAAACGCGGCGCGAATGGCCGCGTAGAGATCACCAGCGGCTTTCTGAAAGAGATCCCGCAATACATCACCAAGATTAACGCACGGCAGCATTACGCAGTCGTAGAGCTGCCAGTCGGCGGGACGGTGCACAAGCTCCGGTTTGGCATCAACGTCAATTCCAATTAATAATCAGTCCGGGAGGCGCGGCGGTTGACCATTCGCCCCGCGCCAAACGGATGATCATCAAGGTAGTAGCGCAGCCACGGCAACGACCGTGGAGGGCGAAGCTATATACAGGAGGATAACACGTGCGACGCGATGAATTTGCATACGTTGTTGACGTTGAAGATTTAGACGTGAACGTGATGAAGGAAGATACCTTGTACGCCATTCGCGAAGGATGGAGAGGCAGAAATGCCGTTGCATTCTTATGCCCCTGTGGTTGTGGAGGGTTTCATTGCATTGCTGTATATGCCTCCAATGAGAGCATTCCCGATTTCTGTGCATGGGAAATTCAAAGAGAAGGGGACAAGATCACTCTTAGTCCTTCGCTGCTCAACGGATGCGGGGCACACTTTTTCATCCAAGAAAACAAAATCATCTGGTGCAATTAGAAGCACCGGAACACCGGGGCAAGCGTGCAGAACGCCTTTGGGGGGTCACACCCCGATGCCCCGACAATGCCTCCCGACTGGCGGGGGCGCGGTCTTTGGTTCTTTCCCCGCGCCCCCATTCCTTTTGTCCACTCTCGCCGGATCACGGCGTCATACATACACAGGTTACTTTTTGCAGAGAGGAGGGATAATGCAACATCTGAAAATTGACCGAATCTACAATACGGACTGCGCACGACTGATGTCAAAAATCAGCAGCCAGTCCGTCGACCTTATCCTGACAGATCCACCTTACGGGATCTGCTACAAGTCCAAGAGCCGACGCCTCAGCCGCCAGACGGTGGCCGGAGATGAAGCTCCCTATATTTGGTGGCTCAAGGAGGCTGACCGCATCCTCAAGGATGACGGCAGCCTGCTTTGTTTTACGCGGTGGGATGTGCTTGGAGCATGGCACACCGCGATCGAGTACGCCGGGCTTCGAGTGCGTTCCTGCATCGTGTGGGACAAGGGCATACACGGCATGGGAAATACAAAGGCGGCGTTCGCGCCGCAGCACGAGCTTTGCCTCTTTGCCACCAAGCACGACTTCGAGTTCAAGAGTGGTCGACCTACGGACGTGATCCGCGTCGGCAAGCTTGCATCATCCGAGATGATCCACCCGACACAAAAGCCGGTCGAGCTGTTCGAGCAGCTCATCAACGTGACCACGTTGCCCGGCGCACTCGTCGTGGATCCATTCGCCGGAAGCGGGACAACCGCGATGGCAGCTATCAATACCGGACGGCATTTTGTATGCTGCGAGATCGATCACACCCACTTCACAGCCTCCTGCAGGAGGGTTGCCGCCCGCCTTAAAGAGGCGCAAGCGACCGAGCCGCTGACAGGCTCGCAGTAAATCTGAGAGGCATTTACGCCCTAACCCACGTCGGAGACCCCTACAACGCGAAATAACGCGTTGTCAGGCGTTATTTGACCCATTTTTACAAGGAGGGAGCAGATGAGCGCAACTATGACACCGACAACAACAAAAACGAGCGATTTCGAGGTTGGCTCACTGCTCGCTCCGGATGGCATTAAGGATGAGCGCTACCTCAAAGCTCGCGCATCGTTCTGGGAGTACTGCAAGCTGATCAACCCGAAGTTTTACAGGGATGATCGTCCGCACCTGCGCGAGCTGGCGAACGCCCTTCAGGCATTGGTCGAGCGCAAGCTGATCAATCCGAAGACAGGCAAACCATATCGTAAGTTTATGCTCAACCTGCCGCCTAGGCATGGGAAGACTTACATACTGACGCTTTTTGACCAGTGGGCCTTTGGCAGGAATCCGCTGGAACAGATCATCACCGTTAGCTACAACGAAACACTGAGCGGAAGATTCGCTCGAAACGTCCGCGACGGCATCGACGCGACGAAGGCCGATGACAAGATCACGATCTTCAAAGACATGTTTCCGAACGTGCAGATCAAGTTCGGAGATGCGGCGACACAGATGTGGGCACTTGAGGGCAGCTTCTTCTCCTTCCTTGCTGCGGGCTTCGGTGGCACGATCACCGGTATCGGCTGCTCGATCGGCATCATTGACGATCCGATCAAGAGCGCGAAGGAAGCATATAACGACCGTGTCCTGGATGATCAATGGTCGTGGTATACAGACACGTTTTTGTCGCGTCTCGAAGAAGGCGCGCTGCAGATCGTCAACATGACGCGTTGGTCGACCAAAGACCTTTGCGGCCACCTGCTTGATAACGAGGCAGACGATTGGTATGTGTTCCGGAGGCAGGCATACAACGAAGAGACCGGGCAAATGCTTTGCCCGGCGTTGCTGAGCCGCGAATCCTACCTCGATAAGGAGCGCAAGACAAGCGCCCCGATCATGGCAGCCAACTATCAGCAGCAGCCGGTCGACATCGAGGGCAGGCTTTACGCCTCCTTCGAGACCTACGACCACCTGCCGGATCGGTTCGACCGCATCATCAGCTACACCGACACCGCAGACGAAGGCAAGGACTTTCTCTGCAGCATTGCCGCAGGAGAGCGCGAGCTGCGCGCATATGTGCTGGATGTCGTTTACACGCAGAAGCCTATGGAGCAAACTGAGCCGATGGTTGCGCGGCAGCTCCACTTGAACGGCGTAAATTACGCCCGGATGGAGAGCAACAACGGTGGTAAAGGATTCGCCCGCGCGGTGCAGGAGCAGCTGCTCAAGCTGTTCAATGTGCGGAAGCCCTATATTGAATGGTTCCATCAGAACGAGAACAAGCGGGCGCGCATTCTGACCAACAGCAGCGCAGTCATGCACGACTTCCTCGTACCGAAGGACTGGGAAACCAAGTGGCCGGAGTTTGCGAGGGATATGAAGAACTACCAGGCGGAGGGCAAAAACGCCCACGACGACGCACCGGACTGCGCCACCGGTATCATGGAGACGATCCAAATCAAACGGCGTAAAAAACTCCAGACAATGAGCAAATCATTGCTGGGCCTGTGAGGTGACAACTGTGTACCGGATGGATCCGTCTCTAGATATGACTGTTGAGCGCATGGATGCTTACATTAAGGACTTCAAGAAGCAGGAGCTTCCGCGCCTCAACAGACTAGCTCAATATTATTTGGGCAACCAGAAGATCATGCGGAGAACCGCCCCATACGGCAAGCCGAACAATCGCATCGTGCATCCGTTTGGGAACTACATCGTGGATATCAACGTCGGCTATTTCCTTGGAGAAGCCATCACCTACAACTCATCTTCTCCGGCTGAAGAAACCAACGAAAAAGCCAACATGCTCCGGAAGGCGGCGAAAGCGATCAAGACCGCACTCAAGAAAGGCGCGGAGGCGCTTGGCCTTGGGCTGCTGCCTCGACTGATGGAGATCAACGCATACAACGACGAAGCTGCGTCGAACGCTGACCTCGGAACGGACGCTGGTATCTTTGGTATCGCTCGCGAGCTCTTATATGTTGACGAGGATTCCAATATCAGGTTTACGCCGCTTGATCCTCGCACGGTGATTCCGGTATTTGACAACACGGTGGAGAACCGGCTCCTCTTCGGCATCCGTTTCTGGACGGATCAGGACATCGTTACTCGATCCAAAACGGAATATGCTACGGTGTATTCTCGATTTAATGAAACGACCTATAAACGCGGGAAAACCGGAGGCTGGATCAAATACGGAGAAACCACGCCGCATTACTGGGGCGAGGTGCCGCTCAACCTCTTTTCAAATAATCGGATGGAGATCGGCGACTTCGAGTTGGTCATTCCTCTGATTGATGCGTATGACGCCACGCAGAGCGACAGCGTCAACGATGCCGAAGCCTTTGCAGATGCTTATCTGGCTTTGATAGGCATGGAGCTCGATACTGACGAAAATGAGGATGGATCTCCGAGCGATGGTGAGAAGCAGATCCGGACGATGAAGGACAATCGCGTCCTGCTCATTCCGCCCGGTGGAGATGCCAAGTGGCTTGTCAAGGAAATCAACGACACCTATCTGGAGAATCTCAAAACGCGCATCGCCTCTGAGATTCACAAATTCAGCAAAACACCTGCTCTGACGGATCAGGATTTTGCGGCGAACGCCTCCGGAGTTGCCATCAAGTACAAGCTGATGGGTCTTGAAGCAATGACCGCTCAGAAAGAGCGTGCATTCCGGAAGGGTCTGCAGCGTCGTATCGAGCTGATTTGCAACATGCTGGGCGTCAAAGGAACCAAGTATAATTACACAGACGTCGGCATGTCCTTCAAACGAAACGTACCGGCCAACCTGACGGAGATTGCTGATGCGCTGACGAAAGTCGGCCATATTCTCAGCAAGGAGACGCAGGTCGGCCTACTTCCGGTCGATACGACTTACGCCGAGGAGCGAGAACGCATGATGGCCGAAGCGGAGGACGGTTACTCTGTACCGCTTGATGAGGAGGAGTAACCTATGGCTGAGACATACTGGGAGCTGCTGGCTAGGTTGACGGAGGAGGCAGCGCAACGCGTTGCCTCCGACAACATGTTCTATGTGCGGCAGGTCTACCGTGAGGCGAAAGCCGAGATTAAGGTCAAGATAGATGCGCTGTACGCGCAGATCCTCGACAAAGGAGCAGAGAGCATAACCCGAACGCAGCTGTGGCAATACAGTAAGTATCACGCTTTGCTCGATCAAATAGACCTATCAGTCAACACGATCCGGGCCGCACAGGACGTCACGATCGAACGCACGATCCGTAAGGTGTTTGAGGATACCCTCGGAACATCTCTTGACGCGATTATCGGAAAAGGGCGCTGGACGTACCCAACCCGGTCAGTGGTCGACCAATACCTCGCGACGCCTTGGTCGGGCAAACGATACAGCGATCGCGTCTGGACGAACGCGACGAAGCTCGGCACCGACATGCGCAAACACATGGAGGACATGCTCGTTCTGGGCAAGTCCCCCAGCGCAGTCAAAAAGCAGCTCATGGCTGACTTCGGTGTCAGCTACGAGGTTGCCGACCGGCTTGTCATTACCGAGACCAGCAACGCTTACAACACGGCTGCCATGAACTCCTATCGTAAGGCGGGCGTGAAACAGGTGCGCTGGGTTATCGGCCCGGCTGAGGGCCTTTGTGAACGGTGCCGGACGTACTCACTGGAAAACGGCGGGATCTACGACATCGACGACGCGCCGCACATCCCCGTGCATCCGCGCTGCCGATGCAGGTGGGTTGCCGTTGTAGACATTGATGCCCGGACGAAGCAGATCCGCGAGCAGCTGCTCAAAGATCTGCCTGCGGACACGATCGTCAAGCCGCAATACAAATCCACCCCGATGCACAGCGGTGGCATCATCTACGAGGATTCCCCCGAAGCAATCCGACACGCCGAGACCTACTATGCGGCGGTGCGTAAAATGCGCACCGATGTCAGAAAGATCGCAAAAAACACAGGGATGAAGAAGCGCGATATTGCTGAAATCAAGGCGTACATCTTCGAGGATGAGCACAAGATTTACGGACATACTCGTCGGTTCGATCCGTCGTATGAGATGGCGCAGTCCTGGCAGAGGTTGATTGACGGAAGAAACATTCAGGAGCAGGATATGATCCTGTTGCAGCACGAGCTGATGGAGCTTCAGCTCGTAAAAGAGGGCATCCCGCTTGAGGTCGCTCATGTACAGGCGTCTAAAGCCTTTGACTTTGCGAAATACGTCAGTTATACTGGCGTCGAGGAGTGATTTGTATGGTAGCGTTAAGAAACATAAAACGTGAAGGTGACCGCATCAGTTGCGATTACCTGCCTGACGGCACCGATGCCGGTGGACGCATTGAAGTGAATGCGGCGACCGGTGATATCGTGCACGTTGATCGGGCGCAATACGAAAGCTCCAACCCCGCGATGTATATCAGTCTCGCACAGCGCAGACTGAAAGAGCTTATCCTGTCCGGTAGGCCGCTTCCCGCGACTGAATCAATCGCGACACATTAAGCACCTAACATAAACCAATTTGGCTCCCATAACGGGGGGCCTTTTTAGTTTGCCGATTTTTTGACCGGCAATATCAAAACAACAAAGGAGGGTACCCAATGTATCAGATCAACAGGTTTCTCGCAGCGGACGCGGGTGGTGCACCCGGAGCTGGCGCGAACGGCGGTGCCGAAGGAGCTGCCGCTCCCGGCGCTGGACAGGCAACGGGCGGCGAAGCTGCCGCCGCTGCAGCTGGCACGAAGCCGGAAACGAAGCCGAGCCTCGAAGAGCTCCTCAAGGATCCCGCTTTCAAAGCCGAGTATGACAAGTCGGCAAAGACGGAAGCGGAACGTCTCGCGAAGCTCAGCGACGCGGATCGCGAAGCCGAGGAGAAGAAGGCGTTCCAGACCGAACGCGAGCAGTTCAGGCGCGAACAGCTTGAGACGGAAACGACCAAGCAGCTCGCCTTGAAAGGTCTTCCCACCGACTTTGCCAAGCACCTCACCGGCAAGGACGCGGCGGAGACGCTGGCGAACATCGGCGCGTTCGAAAAGACGTACCTGGCCGCTGTGGAAAAGGGCGTCAACGATCGCCTGAAGGGCTCTTCGCCCAAGGCCGGCGGCACCACGGCTGCTGGCGGTGCAGCGGCTGGCGGATCGAAAACCGGCATGATGGCTGCAATCACCGACGCACAGTTCAAGAGATAAGAAGGAGGCAAATCTATGGATCCCACCAACAACTACATGCGCGATGAACTTGCGGGGTTTATCCCGACTGACATCGCAACCGAAATCATGCAGACCGCCGTGCGTGGTAGCACGCTCATGCGTCTCTGCAAGGTGGAAGAAATGACGACCGACCGTAAGAAAGTGCCCGTGCTAACCAATGGCCCCGGCGCTTACTGGGTTGGCAAGGGCAAGCGCATCACGGCCTCCAAGGGCACGTGGATCTTCCCCGAACTCGTTGCCGAGCTGCTCTCGGTCATCATCCCCGCGCCCAAAGAGACGCTGGACGATTCGCCCGTGGACTTCTTCGAAGCAATGAAACCCGCTGTTGGTGAAGCGTTTGCAGCTGCCATCGACGGCGCTGGTCTGTTTGGCATCAACAGCCCGTTTGCGACCAACGTTTACACCGCAGCTGAAAACGTCGGCAGCATCGTGAACCGCACGAGCGCCAACTTCGACATCGATGCGTCCGACGCGATGGCGAAGGTCGAAGAAGGCGAATGCGACGTCGATGGTTTCGCAGCTCGCATCGGCGCGAAAAACATCATGCGTAAAACGCGCGGCGCGAACGGCGAGGCGATCCTCACCATGGATGCATCCGGCGAAAAGCTGTACAGCCTGCCGATCGGTTTCACCCACAAGGCAGCATCCTGGGACAAGGACAAGGCGGACATCATCGCGGGCGAATGGCGATTTGCGCTTCTCGGCGTTCGCGCTGACATCGAGTACGAAATCCTTAAAGAAGCGACCCTGCAGAGCGTGATCATGGAAGATGGCTCTCCGCTTTCCCTCGCCGAGAACCACATGATCGCACTGAAGGCGATCATGCGCATCGCCTTCCTCGTCGTGAAGGAAAGCGCCTTCGCCGTGTTGGCACCTGCTGCTGCGACGCTGCGCGCGCTGACGGTGACGTCCGTTGCGGGCACCGCCTCCGGTGACACCGCGATCAGCGTCTCTCCGTCGATCACGGCTGGCAACTCGTACCGTTACAAGGTCGCGGACAACCCGACACTGCCGAAGTACGACGCGAAGTGCGTTGCCGGCTACTCGGTCTGGGATGGCTCCGCAGACATCACCGCAGCCACGGGCAAGAAGATCGTCATCGTCGAGGTCGACGAGGACGGCGAAGCGCGCGGCGCGGGCATCGCGACGGTCACGGCAAAAGCCTAACCGAGCAACGGCATAACCCTACCGACAGCAGCGCGGGGATATTCTCCCCGCGCTGTTTTTTGAATTGAGGTGATCCTATGGCAACCAAACTACAACGGCTGCAGACCCGGTTGGGAGCTGCCGCCACTGGCAAAGAAGCACTGCTTGAGGAGCTGCTCACCGGTGTTGAGGAGAACCTCAGGCTGACAACGAAGCGTAAGACCCTACCGCCCGAAGCCGATACGCTGATCGTCAAGATCGCGGTGATCGACTTTAACCGTCTGGGCTCAGAGGGGCAGCAGTCGCAGTCGTTTTCTGGAGTGTCCGACACGTGGATCGACGGTTATCCGGACGACATCAAGAGCGACATTCGCGGGTTGCACAAGGGGAAATTCGTATGAGTGTACAACGCAACTTTCGCCCGGCTACGGTTTACCGCCCTGGGCCGGAGACGAAGAACGCCTTTGGCGAAGATATCTCTCAGCTCGTCGCGGATCCGCAGACGATTGAGATAGCGATCAGCGTCATGACGAGCACGTACACCGTGCAGAATGACGTGAAAGCTGTCCGGGCGACGCACGCTGCGCGCACATCATGCCGCACGCTCAATGAGCACGCTCAAATCGAATGCGATGGGAAACGGTACTCTGTCGAGTTTGCTGACAACCTCGCAAGGCCGTGGGCAAGCCTTTATCTCAAGGAGGTGCGTTCGGTTGCAGGTGCAAACCAAGGTTGATATCTCGGAACTGCTCGCCAATATTGAAAAGCTGCCGGAAGCGCTCGTATCCGCGCTGGCCCAAAGCATGGAGCTCGCGACCGAGCTGGTTGAGGCTGACGCGGTCGATCGCTGTCCGAAGAAGTCGACCGAACTATCAACCAGCATCCAGCATGAAGTCGTTGTCAGTGACGCGGCTGTTCGTGGTTATGTGGGTTCTATGTCGCCACATGCTGTTTTCGTCCATGAAGGCACTGGCCTCTTCGCCAAGGACGGAAACGGGCGAAAAGATGTCCCATGGGTTTACTGCGACGACTTTGGGAACTTCCATTCTACGAGCGGGCAGAAACCGAACCCGTTTTTGCAGGACGCGATCGACGCGAACAAAGACAAGATTTTGCAGTGCTTTAAGGGGGTGCTTGGCGAATGATCACGGAGATCCGCACGATTTTGCTCGCAGATCACGACCTTATGAGCATTGTCAACGAAGTCGTACCGTCTCCAACCGAGCGGGTCGACAACGTGATTATCTACGAAGTGTCTCCAATCAGTGATGATGGGATCAAGCAGGTGTCGCGCGTGAAGCTGACCACGGTATGTGATACCGAGGCTCAGTGGGCAGTGGCATCGGAACGTATCCGCGAGTTGCTGATCACAAAGGACGACCGACCGCTTACCAATTCGATTTTGTCGGTTGCGGTCAATGGCGGTGGATCCGCGTATGATACCGACCGCAAGAAGTATCACAAGTTCATCTTCCTCAATATCACGACAAGGAGCTAAAAACTATGAACAACCTGACAGAGGTCATTCTCGGTTCCGGCGATTTGTATGCGCTGGAGTTCACCGGTTCCGTCCCGGCACACACGGAGATCGAAACCGAAGCAAACCTGCTTGGCCGCATCAAGGGCGGTGCGAAGCTTGAGTACAAGCCCAGCACGAAAGCCGTCAAGGACGATTCCGGCGCGGTCAGCAAGGAGTTCATCACGACCGAAGAAGGCAAGCTGAAATCCGGCGTGCTCACGTGGTGCCTGGCAACGCTTGCCAAGCTGACTGCCGCCGGGCGTTACTCCGAAAGCGTTGTCGGCACCAAGAACGTCGCAACGCTGAAGATCGGTGGCAAGCTCGGCCGTGCGCTCACGAAGTACCTGATTCGCTTCACGCATGTGAAGGAAAACGGTTACAAATTCCGCTGCACGATCGTTGGCACCGCGTCTTCCGGCTTCAGCCTTGAGTTCAAACCTGAGGACGCTACCGTCATCGACGCAGAGTTCACCGCAGTGTCTCACGACGCAGACGGCACGCTGATCATCATCGAAGAGGAGCTATCCTCCGCTGAGCTGCGCGCATTGACGGTAACTTCCGTCGCGGGCAGTTCCTCCGGCAAGACCGCGATCACAGTCGAACCCGCTCTCGCCAGTGGCTGCTCGTACAAGTACAAAGCCGCAGCGAGCCCGACGCCGCCGACCTATGATCAGGTCTGCACCACCGGATACACGGCATGGGATGGCGTGTCCGAGATCACGGCGACCAATGGCCAGACGATCATCATCGTCGAGGTCACCACGGACGGCAGCAAGGCACGCGGCGTCGGACAGGCGACGGTCGTGTCGCTGGCATAACCAACACAGTCGGGAGGCACAACTATGGAAGGCAGAATCCTTGATCTAAGTGTATTCGCGCAAGAGACGTTCGACATCAAATTGCCGGACGGCGAGATGATCCACATCGTGAAACCTACGAGAGAACAGGTGATTAAAATCGCCGAACTCAAGTATCTAAAGGAGAGCTCCAAACCTACCGTTGTTCAGGATCGTCTTGACAGCCTTGTCTTTAGCATCCTTAACAGCAACGATGCAGAAAGATCGTTCTCTCGCGAGTTTATAGAAAACCAGCTCAACGTCAGGATGCGAGTTGCCATCATCTCGGCATATTCGGCCTGGATCGGAGAGATTGAAGCAAACCCAAACTGATTATCCCCTCCTATCCAAACGTAGGCCGCTCAGAAGGCGGGGATGTGGAACTGTTGCCCGCTATGCGCCGAGTGATCGCGTATAGCGGGCAGTCTTATGCCGAGGTCATGCGCATGCCCTACGACCTGTATCTTCTGATGCTCAAGCACGCTGTTGTTGATGAGTATCGGTCGACACCGGAGGGACGCCAGTACCTGGCTGATTGTGAGCGGCTCAAAACGACTGAGCCGGATGTCGAGGGAGCTCGTAAATCCGGTCTCATGCGCTAATTCTGGTAGCGGAAGGAGGCAGCGGATATGCCTATTCTTGATCTCGGAACCCTGAAAATCGAAGTGAAGGTTCTGACCGGCGATTCAAACAAAGAGTTTGATGGCCTCGGGAAAAAGAGCAAAGAGACATCTGAAAAGGTGAAAGAGGACTGGAAACAGGTCAGCTCTACGCTAATCAGCACAGGAACCTCGATGACGCGGTATGTCACGCTGCCTCTCCTCGCGGCAGGAACTGCTGCGGTAAAATTTGCCTCGGATATGGTGGAGACCACAAACAAGGTCAATGTGGTCTTTGGAAGCAACTCTTCAGCGGTCGACAAATGGGCGGACAACAGTCTGCGCAAGATGGGTCTTGCGAAGCAGTCCGCGCTTGATTACGCCGCAGCCTACGGTGATCTCGGCAGCTCGATGCAGCTGACCGATGAGATCAACTACAAGTATTCAACGTCGCTCGTACAGCTGGCCGCCGACATGGCCAGCTTTAAGAATATCTCCGCTGATCGCGCCCAGCTCGCTTTGACGGCGATCTACACGGGCGAAACGGAATCCCTCAAGGCTCTCGGCATCGTCATGACGGACGCCAACTTGCAGTCGTTCGCTCTCTCTAACGGGTACACCAAACAGTACAGCGAAATGACGCAGGCCGAGAAAGTGATGCTTCGCTACGAGTTCGTCATGTCTTCCACAAAAAACAGCATGGGCGACTTCGCTCGTACGTCCAGCGGCATGGCAAACCAGACCCGCATGCTCGGCGAAAACGCCAAAGAAACAGGCGCGATCCTCGGCGAAGTCGTCGCTCCTACGGTGAACGAAATCATCACGGCGACCAATGGACTGCTCGATAAAGTAAAGCAGTTAAATCCGGAAGCTCGTGAAACTGTCGTTGTAGCCGCCATGATCGCGGCTGGAATCGGCCCGGTGCTGGTTATGATCGGGAAAGGTATCAAAGCCTATAACGACATCGCCAAGGCCGTGGCAGCTGCGAACGTGAAAATGCAGCTGTCAGCCGGGGTAATCGGTGCTGTTTCGATTGCGATCGGACTCCTGATCGGCGTAGCTGCCACGATAGTTGCCCGGTATAACAAGCTGACCGAGGCGGCCAGCGACCTCGCTGCCGCCAATAAGAAGGCAGCTGAAGACGTCACTGATGCCAAGAACGCGCTCAACGACAGCCTAGTGGCTGTCGATGCAAACGCCAAAATGGCGCAGACGTACGCCGCCCGGCTCACCGAACTATCTTCGGTACAGAAGCTCGACAACGCGCAGCGCGCCGAATCGAGATACCTGGTCGACCAGCTCAACCAATTATATCCGGAGCTGAACGCGCAGATTGACGAGCAGACAGGTAAGATCGTCGGCGGGACACAGGCTATCAACGATCAGATTCTCGCGTTTCAAAATCGTGCGACCGCAGCTGCCTACGAGGCACAATACACTGCGGTTTTACAGGCGAATAGCGATCTGCTCTATGCTGCTGCTGCCGCAGAGACCGAACGCGGCATGATTGCCGAGGAGAATAATACCATCCTTACGGAGCGGACGCAGCTCGAAAAACAGTTCCAAGCTGAGACCGGCCTCTCCATTCAGGCGTTGAGCGGCATGAATGCCATGGAGCAGGATGCCCTGATATCCGGAAACAAGGCCGCGCAGGGCATGGTAAAACGCTACACAGAGCTTGGGAACAAGATAGACGACAATACCGTTTCCATCAAGGCGCTCGACCGCGAGATTGAAAAGAACAAAACAGCCACCACGGCTAACGAGCGCGAAGTCGCTATCGCGACAGAGACTTATAAGCGGATGACTGGATCGTCGGATGCTCTTGGAGATTCAATGTCTGAAACTGCTGGCGACATCGCTAAGACCGGAGATGCGGCGGCAGAAGCAGAAGCGAAGCTCAAAGACTACACCGATGAAACGATCAACAACTTCGCGAAGATGCCTCGCGCTGTGAAAATGTCAGCGGAACAGGCGACCGCGAACCTCGTGGCTAACAACGCCACCATGACGCAGTGGATGAATGATCTGTCCACGCTCGTTGAAAGAGGCATGGACGAAGGCGTCGTTGCCAAGCTCTACGAGATGGGGCCGCAGTTCCGGGGCGTCGTTGCGGATCTCGCAAGCGGTACGCCGGAAGCCATGGCAGCGTTCGAGAGTGCAATGGGTGCATCCGGAGATCTGACTGGTAAGAAGTTCACGACTGGTGTCAAAAATTCTACCGCAGAGGTCACTGGAACGTTATCTGAAGCATCCAAAGAGGTCGATACATGGACTTCGCAAACGACGACCGATATCGCCCAAGTGGTTGATGTTGGCATTATTGCGAAGCTCCGGACTATTTCTCCGGCATGGGTGTCGGTCATTGCGGATCTCATTCGGGTGAACAACACGAACCTCGTCGCGTATAAACAAAGCATGCTCACATCCGGCACAGAAAGCGCGAACAATTTCTATGCTGGTATTAAAAACACGACTGAAAGCAAGTACAGCTTGTACTATCATCTAGGTTTTACTGCTGGCCGGAAGTTCGTGCAGGGGTATAACGACGCCCAACAAAGCAAATCGCCTGCCCGAGAGGGTATCAAAAGCGCGAAAAATTGGGCTGATGGTGTCGAGATAGGAACCATCGAAAGCACAAACAAACTGGTCGAAGCCGCTCAGGCACAGGCGCGAATTCCGATCAACGCCACAAAGTCGGCGCTTGGAAGCTTGCCGAGGATCATGGGCGGAGCGCTTCCTGTCACTTCGCCGGTGTACAACAACACCACAAACACGACGAACACAAGCGTCGTGACACGCGGCAAGGTCGAGCAGCATCTTCACTACGAAACGAAGCCGTTGTCTTCCTATGAACGGCACGTTGAGCAACGACGCGCTTCGCAAACACTAGCAAAGGAGATTGGATAATGGAACGATTCACGTTCGTCAGCGGGCATGGAAAATCGATCGTGATTGACTACAATGGCCCGTACATTCTATATCCAAACTACGAAGGTCTGAGCAGCGTCGAGGTGATCCCGCGCGTTACCAAGGGCTATAAGCAGATCGGAAACTCCCTGCAGGACACGAGCCTTGGCATTCGGATCATGATGATCCCGTTTGCCGTGGAGGCGGATTCACTGTTTGAAACCTACAGCCGCAGTGCTTATCTTGGGTCGGTATTCAATCCGCTTGCTGGCGAAGGAGTTTTGACCTACGAAAACGACGCGGTGCAACGGTCAATTCGATGCAGCGTTACGGCGACGCCTGACAAAGGTGAACGCAACGGCACGCTGATTGAATATTTCGTCGAACTAACCGCGCAGGAGCCGCTCTTCTTTGACCCTATCGAGACCGTACGCATGGTTCAGGACTTCGTAGGAGGCTTGCGGTTCCCGATTCGTTTCAATCCAGCTATACGCTTTGCCCGGCGTGGAGATGCGCTCACAACACTGATTACAGGCGACGTTCCGTCGCCGATCCGCGTCGAGTTTCGCGGCGGGTGCACCAACCCGCGTATCACCAATGTCAACACTGGCGAGTTCATAAAGATTGGATTCACCGGCAAGGATATCACGCTGCAGGAGGATGAAAAGCTCATCGTCGACACTGCTTACGGCAATAAAACTGCAAATCTGATCCAGGCGGACGGTTCCATTATTGCCGTGGATGACTACATTGATGATGATTCCACGTTCTTCTCGCTGCCGGTTGGGTCGAGTAAAACAACCTTTATCGCGGACGCCGGATCTCCTGCAGCTTATATCGCGTACCGTAACTGGTACACGTCAGGGGGTTAAGTATGGTCGTCAAGTTCTTCACATATGACCCGGTAACGGGCAAATGCACACCCGTGGCTAACGTCGACGACATGCTATACCTGCGGTTCGAGCGCAGCTACGTTGGCATCGGCACGTGGGATATCAAGCTCAAGATGACCAGCAAGTACACATCGCGCGTCCGGCAAGCCAACATGATCAGCCTCGGCCCGCGCCGGGCAGGGTTGATCACATCCAGAGTGTGCGTGGATAACGATGAGTTTTTCGGCGTGACCTATTCTGGCGTTGAGCTCAAAGGTCTGGCCGCGAAGCGTATCGTTTTGCCGCCTTCCGGAAGCGCATATCAAACCTATTCCGGCGTATCGCCGGAGTACGCGATTGACCAGCTCCTTCTTGCTCAGCTGCTGTCACCGGTCAATGCAAATCGCAAGATATGGGGATCGATGAGACCCTACACACAGGGTACGGAATCCATAAAATACGAGGGTCGATTCGGTCAGCTTGCTGAAGATATCGTCGCCATAGCGGAGGCAAATCAGGCTGGATGGTATGCCGATATTGACCGACGCGAGATCAAATGGGGGCTGTACCGTGGCGTCGATCGCCGCGTTTCCTCGGCTGTCGCAAGCACGCTTTTGCTCTCGGCCAGCCGCGACAATATTGGCGCACGTGAGTTCTCAGAAGAATACGGCGTGCCCACAACGGCGATTGTCGGCGGTCAAGGCGAAGGCGTAGCGCGCGCGGTTGTAACCGTAAACGATGGCGTCTCGGGACTGTTACGGAACGAGATATTCGTCGATGCGCGCGACGTAGAGCTTACAGACGATCTGACGCAACGCGGAAATGACAAACTTGCCGAAGAAGGTGACGCCGAGGTGTACAGCTTCGGCCTGCAAAACTCGGCGATCAAAGCATACTTCGATGGCGGATTCGACATAGGAGATCAGTGCACCGTCAGAGATCTGGACTTCCTTCCCGGCATTGATCTCGACGGTCGACTTTCTTCGATTGAAGAGATCTTCGAGGATGACTTACAGCGCGCGGAAGCGACTGTGGGCTATGACAAGCGCAAACTCGCGGCGGCGATCCGCAAGATACGCAAGAGCACGCAACCACTTTTAACAATTTAGGAGGCGCAGAATGAACAAGATTATGGATAACTTCGGCGTGTTTGACTATCTCGAAACGCCCGAAGGCACCTACGAATACACGGCAGAGGAGATGCGCAACTACTTCGCCGCGATTGTCGGCAATGGCGTTTTGAAAGGCGTTGGCGGTGAATTCGCGGCATCGGCGGCAGGACTGACCATCACTCTCGCAACTGGCGAAGGGTGGTTGCTCGGCGTTCATGGCGTCATAGTCGACCCGGTCGGCTTCGTAATGGATCCAGTGGTATCCGGTATGTCGCGCATCTGCAGCATTGTTATGGATGTGGATACGATCAATCAGCTGATGGGTATATCGGTTCTAGTTGGAACACAGGCTGCGTCGCCATCCGATCCGGTATTGACGCAGACGGCGACGCGGTACCAGCAGCTGGTTCACAAGGCACAGGTGCACGACGATGGCACGGTCACGCTGACTGATTGTCGTTCGTTCGTCACGCGTCCGGGCGATGGCGTAGATCTCACAAGCATTGGCGGGATCTCGTTTCTCATTAATCAGTCTTCGCTAACAGCTGCTCAAAAAGCTCAAGCAAGAGCCAATGCAGGCGCGTCTTCAATCCCTGTGGACTATGCTGTGACGTTGGCCGCTGCGAACTGGGCAGCAGGCATATACACAATATCGAGCGCAGTCATCACCGCGAGTAACGCGGTGCTTTTCACGCCTTCCGCTGCTGCCACTGACGCTCAGCTGAACGCGATTCAAGCGGCAAACATACAACGCTCGACACAGTCAAACGGTGAGATAAAAATCAAGGCGAGGGGCACGGTTCCGGCCATCGACGTCCCGCTTGTTTTGACCATTTGGGGGTAACGACATGCGTAAAATATACGATTGGTGCATGCTGAAAGCTCGGCGAATCGCCGGAGCTTTATCCGGCCTTTTGCCCAAGCAGGAGTTTTTGCTCAAGGTGCGCAAAAGAGTATGGCGCGTAGCGCTGGTGCTCGGAATGCTTCTGTTTATGTGCCCGGTGCTCTTCTCACCTTCGATGTACACGTCTGGATTTTCGGCGTCGGACTTCACATACACGGGCTCGTATATGTGGGTCGATGATGGAAATAACAACTTACGTATCAAATATCTCACCAGCGGAGTATTTACGCCGAAGAAAAACATCATCGTAGACGTGTTTTTGGTTGGTGGTGGCGGCGGAGGCGCTAGTATCACAAATGCAACTGCGGGAGCGGGTGGCGGCGGTGGTGGTTATACGGGCACTTGGATGTCTGTCACGCTTAACGCAAACCAAGCTTACTCAGTAGTAATTGGCGCTGGAGGTACATCGGCATCAAACGGTGGCTCAACTTCTGGATTTGGATATTCTGTAAACGGGGGATCATCCGGGACTGGAACTGTTTACGGCGGAGCTGGTGGATCCGGTGGTGGCGGTGGTGCAAATAGTTCTTATGCCGGAGGTGCTGGAGGCACGAACGGTAGCAACGGAACAAACGCAAACAATTACTATGGTGGAACAGGGCAAGGAACCACGACAAAAGAATTTGGTGAAACATCTGGAACGTTGTATTCAGGCGGCGGCGGCGGTGGTGCAAATCTCACCGTTGGCTCAGGAGCAGGCGGCGCTGGTGGAGGTGCTAATGGTGGTGCTGCTAATGCTGCGGGATCCAGTGCCTCTGCGAATACGGGCGGCGGTGGCGGCGGTTCAGGACGCTATATGAGCGGAACCATGCTTGGTGGCTCTGGCGGCTCTGGCATCTGTATTATCCGTAACCATAGATAGGAGATGAATATACATGGACGAACCTATGAATTTTGCGATAGTCGAAAACGGAGTCGTTACCAATGTGATTTGGCTTAGCGCTTCAAACCGAGGCGATTTTCCGAATTCAGTTTGCATTGCGAACCGCGCGGTCGCGATAGGCGATCAGTATATTGATGGCGTTTTCTTGCGCGACGGCGTGCCGGTTCCAGCGTACATTGAGCAGATAACGGCATTAAGCAACCAAATTGGTGAGCTCGAAGCCACTGTCTCGTCAATCGAGGAGGCACTCAATGGATGATATATCTACACGTCGGCAAAAGATATTAACCAACATAGAACAGCTTCGGACTACAAAATCCGAGGCTGTTCTTCAAGCTGAGACCCTGCGAGGCGAATTACTTAAAAAAGCCGAAGAGCTGGGCAACCTCGATAGCCTAAAACAGGCTGTCAAGGCACTGCCTGACACCGCCTATAAGGTGCTCCCTAGCGGCCTGAAAACGGTGCTGGGGAAGTTCAGAGGGTAAAAGATTTTTGACATGAGAGGTGATAATCATGCGGACACTACGAGCCGGTAGTTCTGGAGAGGACGTCGTGAAAGTAAAGCAGAAGCTGCTGTCACTTGGCATGTATGATCCGAGTATTGTTGAGCTGAAGACCAACAGATTCGGGACAGACACTCAGACTGCGGTAAGAAAATTCCAAGCGCAGCATGGGCTTGTTGCTGACGGCATCGTCGGGCCGCTGACCTACGCCGCGCTGTTCCATGAGGAGCAGCCGGAAGTGATTGTCGTGCCAACATCCGACATTACGGGCTTCCCGCATCAAATCGGAGCCACGGCAGCCCGCGCAATTATGAACGAGCTTGCCAGCGTGAGCGATTTGCGCAGGAGTATCGTTCTTGATGCACTGCAATTTGCGTACGATCCGGAATGTCCGAGGCCTTACCCGACAAGCCTCTACATTCGCGGCGGAAACCTCTACAACGCAGATCTGCAGCCCAACGTCATCACCATAGCGCGGATCCGGAGCGGGGCGCAGCGCCAGCCGGAATACTACGACGGTGGGCGTCAGGAGATGATGGAACTCGCGGTGATCGCAAACCCGCTTATCACGGGCGGCGATTGCTCCGGTGGTGTCGTTGGATTACTGCGCCATGCGGGTGTTGTGAAGCCTAAATTCGACTTAGCAGCCGATGGTTTTGCAGCGAGCTCGTCCTATAAGCACATCGAAAGAGAGCAGCTCTCGCCGGGCGATCTGCTTCATAAGAACGGTCATCTTGGAATCTATGTCGGCGGCGGGTATGCCGTTGAGTGGATGGGTGGTGCTTATGGGTGCCAGCTCACCAAGGTCGACGCCCGGCGCGGCTGGGACTTCGTGAGAAACCGGTACGTCAAACCGGGCGCATGGACTTCGTTCCTGCACCCGAAGTTCTACTAGGGAACTAGCGGGACACCGCTTTCCGAATAAAACAAAGGAGACAAACACTATGAAAAAGGTACTTTCTCTGATCCTGACGCTGATCGTCATCCTCGTCCTGGTCTTTGCGGTCACAACCACCGCGCTGGCCGACACCAGTGGCACTGCGTCGGGACAGCCCGACCTTGTCGCCGGCTTGATCGACAAGGCGGCGGATATCGTACAGACAGCGATTCTTGCTGTGATCGGTATCCTCGGCGCATGGGTGTCGAGGAAGCTGACGGCATCTACCGAACTCAAAAACGTCGGGCTTGCCTGGGACAAACTGATTGATGCCGCAAATATCACGGTCGGTGAGTTGAAACAGACAACCGTCGATGAACTGAAGGCCGCGCACGCAGATGGAAAACTGAATAAATCCGAGGTATCCATGCTGCGCAAAAAGCTCATTGACAAGACGCTGGAGAAGATGTCCAAACCGGCTTATGATATCTTAATCGCGGCGGGCGTGGATGTACAAGCACTGATTCTCGGTGCTGGAGATGCCTTCATCCAGGAGATCAAACGCGGAACATTCCCGGAAGGCGCACTCCTGCAAGGCGTCGTGGTTGATGATTGAGGCGCGTATGGACGTTCGTAAACTGGACACCATACAGAAGCACAATCGGATTGACAACGTCTTCGCCCAGGGGCAGACCGGCGCGTGCGGCGAACGCAGCGAGTATGCTGTCGTGAGGCCGTGTGACGGCAAAGGCGAGACAGGCGAGATAATCGCCATCATCCAGTTCCAGCACGACCCTCGTGACGCGGCTGGTTCCGTGGCAGGGATTCTCGACGAGGACGCACTTGAGATGGTGCGAGATCGCCTCACAGCATTCCAGGACAGCGCTTCGGCGTGTGACGAAATCGCAATGGCATTGCAGCACGTGACCATCGCATTGCTGTATCTAAACATGCGCGCTGAGCGATGTGCAGAGAGCTGAACGCGCGGCACTCAACAGGCACAAACTGACCGACAAAATACAGCAAAAAGGCGGGGCGCATAAGCGCCTCGCCTTTGACTATTTATACAGATAAATTTTGACATCAGTCGTGATCTTTTTTTGACATCAGTCGCGCGCCGCTACAAGAAATATCAAAATTATACAAATCAATTGCAAAACTTGATTTATAACAAGGTCCC